CATACCGGTAATCCTACTGTTATCATTATATGTTTTTTTTAAATATTCCATAAATGACTGATCAATTTCTTTATATGGCTTGCTTCGTGCCAATATACCGGGATGTTTACCGCCAACCATATTGTTTACATCAATTACAATCTTTTTTTTGCCTTCTGTCAAAATATCAAGTTCGCCGAAATCAATACCGAAATGAGTGCATTTATTAAGAAAATCTTTCTTTTCCGCCGGACTGAAAAAATCATTAACGGTAATATTTTCAACTTTCTTAGTACTGGTAATAAAACGGTCAGTTTCATAGCGTTTATTGACATGCGTAATGACACCGCCCATCAAGAAGATTCGATAACGGACAAAATAATTACCTTCACGATTATTGATTACCCGCTGATAAATATATCCCGGCTTCGGCTCACGAGGACATTTAACAATACTATGCCATTTATGACCTCCCTGCCATTCCCGTTTCTCAACGGCTATACCCTTATGTGTTCGAGGGTCAATGCTTATATCATTAAATATCTTGTTCACTTTCTTTTTACTTATATCCCAGCAACCACGGTTAAGTACTATTTTATCCTTCAATGTCAGTTCCGGCGGTTCTATCCTGTCACGTGTATAACTCCAAAATATATGCAGGTCATAGGCTTTTGAAGGATCATTATGAAAATCCACCCATTCGCAATTTTCCAGAATACGCAATACTCTTGAATAACGTTTATAGTTGTCAAGAGGATCCGGATAGAACAATATTATCATTTACCTTCTCTCCTTCTGATTTCTTCTTCTGCCATACTCACGGCTCCCTTGCGGTAATCATCTTTTATGATAGCCAGCAATGCCTCATCAGGTAATGTAATTATTTTTTCCCTGAGTTGTTTCAAAGATATATGACTGAAATCCTTTGTCTCTGCCGGAGCAAATTTTTCTTCTTTCGTCTCGACAGGTGTTTTTTCCTCCTTTTTTATTGGCTCCCGCTGAACATCGATAGCTTCAGCAATGCCCATTTTTACAAGTTTGTCAATATGCTCGCTCCTTCTTAATATGATTTGTCCGGGGCGATGACCCTGTATAGCCTTTAACAATCTGGCCCTGGCCAATTTGTGTGTTTTCATCTTTTTCCTTTTCATTGTTAATAATTGTTAAAAGGGGAGGGGATGATTACTCCCCCACCCTTTAATTAATAATAAAATCCTAAGAACTGGGACCTGTCTGCAGTACACAGATACCATCGGGCAGTACAATGACATACCCTACACGCTTATGTACACGCAAAGCAACCATATCCTGTTCAGCCAGGTTAATCAGTTCATCGTTGTCATCATATACGCTGGCCTGATCAAGTATTTTGACCCTAATACCTTTTTTGTCGCCGTAAATGCAACATTTCTGCAGGTTTCCGAAAATAAGGAATGGATAATCGGCATCTCCATCATCATCACCCACGGCCGGGAGAGCTTCAACAGGCACGACGGGATAACCCCACAGCCTGTACTGTCCGGGCTCCTTCGGATCTTGTACTAAATATGATCCTTCCTGATCACCCGCGGAAACAGCGCTGGAACGGTACCTGCGAAGCCTGTCAAATACGCTGCGATGCATGTAGTATTTGGCTCCCGGCACGGCACCCTCAGGTATTTCGGCTACCATATCCAGCAAGTCATCGGGTGTAACATCCTCGATACCTTCTGTTGCACCAAGCTGCAGGGTAGCCACGTTAGTATCATTCAGTATGCCGGTCCAAGGTGTTCCTGCTCCTGCAAAGAATTGATCATCTTCTTCGGCAGCTATTGCTTCTCCGAGAAGTTGTCCGCACCATGAGGTCAGGTCAATAGCTATATCTTCCAGGATTTCCTCGGTCATGATAACCATGGCTGCCACGACTTTAAGGGTCTGCTGAACACGTGAAGTTGTCGGCTTGGTTTTCGGCTTGGCTTCACCCTCGCCTATCCAGTCAACAACCACGTTAGTCAGCAACGTGGGTATATACCTGCTGTTGCCCGGGCCGGAAAATGGAAGATAACGCATTTCACGCCTTGCCACGCCACCGGATACAACAAACCTGTTTATCTCGGTAAGCAGAAGTTCAGGAACCAGGTAAGCGCCCTGTGTCTGATCTGTCGAAAGCATATCACTGCCATCACCGGTATGCATTACAGGCTCAAGCTCAGTTTTTAAAATAAGCTCTTTTAATTCTTTCTCGATCTTCTTTATACCATTTGTATCCCTGCGGAGTAAGGAACGTATCCATTTGTTATTCAGTTCCCGTTCCTTATATTTCATGGCCTCTTTATCATCAGGCGGGTTTTCCGTCCTTATCTTTTCCATCTCAATGAAGGCGGCATTAATCTGCTCTTTTATCTCATCATATTTAAATGATGCCTTCATTTCTTCCAGTTTGGCCTCAAGATCAGTCTTTACTGTCTCGATATCTTCTTTCTTGCTTGATTTTTCCAGGGCTTTAACAAAACCCTCATCAATGATCTGAAGAAATTTAAGATGATTTTCATCAAATTCATGATCTTCAGGCAGTTTTATAAATTTAAATTCCATTTTTAAACATTTTTAAAGTTAATACTAATATTTGCATAACTACGAGTGGATTGGCTCCCGGCTCTTAAAAGAGTGGTCAGTTGCTCCGGCTCCCAGTATTTGATTCCTTCTTCGAATTTAATATAAGTAATGTCATTATCCTTCAACCATTTCTTGGCTTGTGCGACAGTATATTTATTCATATCGAAACGATAAGCCTGAACAGTCATTTTGCTTTCTCCTTTTAGCTTACCCACGATTGCATATATACCATCGGTTATATTTTTTTTCCTGAAACTATCGTCCTGAAATTTCCCGGGATCTATTATCCTGGCCGAGTGCCATCCCTTGTAAGGCTTCGATTGCATATCATATTTTTTCAGAAGCTCCTGCATCTGTTTAAGCTGTATTTCCAGCAGATCAAATGCATCATCTGAATAATTGCCTTTATTCAGGGCTTTCATTAGATTTTCAATCTTTTTTATCCAGTTATTCCGGTCTTCGAGACTTTTTATAACAGGGGTATTCTGATTTGCTCCCCATTTATCAAGTGATGTTACTTCCCAGAGGATACCTTCTTTAATAACCCTTACATCAATATCGTCAATACGATCATTGTCTGTCTTTACCACTTCAAAACCATGTGAATGTTCTGTAATTATCCCGTCATCATACATTGTTAATACATCACGGCCGACAGTATGTCTTCCGAGTTTGGAAACAAACCATCCTCCATTTTCATCTTCACCGAGTTCAATTAATGTGCCGGCAGCATCCCAATGATTGAATAGATGCTTTATTCTCGGTTGTGCTGATTTCGGTCCCCTTTCCGAAATACTTTTGCTATATGCTCCTGGAAGAATAAGTTCATTATCACTGTCAATAGTCTGGCTATTGTAATAATATGCCTGCACGATACGTTTCTGCAAATCAATATCCTTGATCTCTGTGCACGGGCTGCCGTATTTATAAAAAGTTTCCATATTCTTAATTTTTTAATAACTATCCTTTTCAACAATAATCTCGTAACCACAGCGGCAATTAATCACATCTTCAGCCATTCCGTTCACGCTATCACCCGGGTATTCAAGCCGGCTGCCGGAAGGGAGGATAAACATTTCATTCATCGGGATACTCACCCCGTCCATTGCCATATGGTCCTCTCTTGATCTGGTATCGAATGTACTTATCCATATCTTTTTTTTATTGCCCGGCAATTCGCTTGCTCCTATCTTTACACCTTCGTTCGATGCATTAACTACTTCGGTACGTGCTATACGCAAGGCTTTCCACAGGTCCATCTTACCCTGTGACTTACTTATTTCACGTGCTACTCTTTCAACGCCCCATCCTTCCGTTATCCCTGTTTCCACGTATCTTTTCACGATACTTTCAATATCACCACCATGCGTTCGTATTATACTGTCTATCCCCGGCCCTTTTTTCGTTCTTACATATTCAATTATGATAGGCAGCCAGTCATCTTCCTGCTTTTTTTCAATATTTATATCAGTACTTTTCATTGTCATTTTAGCCCAGTCAATGGAAGTCTTTGCATAGAAACGTTCCATTGCTTCCCGCACTTCAGTCCTGTTAAGATTGATATTCTGAGCTATATATGTCATCTCATTCAAATCCTGTGCTTTTTTTAATTCATTTATCAATTGTTTTCTTAAATTATCGTACATATTTTTAAACAACTTTTCGCCAAGCCTTATATATGGCAATCGCTTTCTATTTATCTCATGCCAGGTCATAAGTTCTGTAATACTATCATTATACCTGCAAAAAGGAATACAGCTCTGCCGAAAAGTTCAGCACCAAGCGGAGGATTGAGCTTATCTACGAGCCTGTCCCACCAGTTATCGCCCCTGTGGTTTATCTTGCGCCCTGCGAAGGCATTGTTAAGCATATCAAACAGCCCGATACGGATAAGCGTATAACCCGCTATGAGCCATACAATACCTGTGTCATACCAATATGGTATTAACAATAACGGGAGTAATAACCCTATCTTCTGCAAGTGCCATGGCTTGCTTTTTGAACGAAAGCCGTCCATCCATGCCTCGAAAGTAATTGATAGTATTATAAGCGTTAGTATCATTTCTTTATTATTTTTCCATTAATGGGAGTTATTTCTTTTAAGACAGTAACTTTATTGGCCTCAAGCTCTTTGACCGTATCCTCATCAAGATTATCCTTTTTTAATGGTACTTTATCTGTTTTAAGGATATTCACCATCAGTTCCTTAGTCTTTGCCTCTTTATATTCTGTTCCTTTGGGCAGATAAGTAACAGACCAGAAGCCCTGTTTTTCAAGCGTTCCCACCCATTCTCCCTTACTGTCCTTATAAAAGAGGTATTTACCTCCTGCTATTTTTTCGCCTTGTATCATGTCAGTGTTACCTTTTTAAGTGAAACATCATCCAAATCAAATCCATCGCCTGCCGTATACGCCTTAATCGCTATTCCCCCGCCTGATATACCGGAAGGAGTTTCAAAATATCTTACATGAGTGTCGTCATCGTAATCATCTGCTGCAAGATATTCCACATCTTCGGCGTAATTTGTCAGAGATAGCCTTGCCGTACCACCGCTTGCATCAGTCTTAAATTCTGCCCTGTACACTGTATCTGTTTCAATACTTGACACCATATTCCCGTCTGTCTGGTTAATACTATGCCCGTCATTTGCATCATCATAAGTAGCCACGCCCGCTGCTATACTCCAGCTTGCATCTGTTACATCCCAGTTTGTGCCTGCCGACATATCCCCGTCTGTTATCATTTCGGCACCCAACACATCATTAAGGGTAATCGTGTTACCATTAGCCAGCAACGTGTTCAGATCATCATTTGAAGCTGCCGTGCGGTGAGCGTTGTTACCTGATATATCGATCGTACAATTTGTACAGGTCTTTAATGATGCTATGGCATTGTCCACCATCGTGGACGTCCATGAACAGTTCTGCATTCGTATAGTACAACTATTAACCGACCATGCAGGTGTTGAGTTAAATTCAACATTGGTATTGTAACAATTCAAAGTAGTAAATGAAGTTAACACTGACCAGCCTGATATATCACCGCTAACAAATGCCTGACTACCTAAACTAATATAAGTAATATCTTTATCATCGCCTGAAAGCCAAAAATTATAAGTACCTGCACTTGAATATGAACTTGTTTTAACGATAAGTGTTCCACCCTGACCTACGACTTCTTCACTTGTGCCATCGCCCCAATGTAATTTAACTGTCTTCGTTGACGGCAATTTAAACCTGAATGTAAACTGCGTAGTTGTATAGTTAATGGTTAAATCGACTATCGCTGGTGCGAAATTATTACCAAAAAACGGTGACACTCCTACCCCTACTGCTGGCATATCA